TTACCGTACTTCCCCTGCTGCCCGGTCATCGGCGCGGTCGCTGAGTGCCTGCTCCAGCATGGCCGTATCGTCCTGGTCCCAGTGAATACGCACCCAGCTAGGCAGAGCTTTGATAGCTTGTTCCACCCGGTTCACGGCCTGCACCAACTCTTGGCTATCGGTTTGGGCGGGCGCCGACGCGGTGGGCGCGCCGCCGAAGGTGCCCCCGTCCTCATAGTAGCCGGGCTTGGGCTTCACGGCTGCCCCGCCGCGGTAGAGGCTGGTATCAATCAGCTCATCGACCAGGTGCTTGTTGTTGGCGTAGGTGTCGCGACTCAGAATCATGTAGGCCTCGCCCTTCTCCCACTCCCCTAGATGCTGGCCCGTGGCCCCGTCCACCATGCGGATGCCGCCGCCACTGTGGCGCTGGCCCACGTCGGCCACGCCGGCCGTGGGGTTGATGCGCCCGCCAGTGGCGAACTGCTTCACCCCACGCCAAGCCCGGCCAGCGGCCTGGCTTACCTTGCTAACCAGGCTGGGCTTAGCACCGCCAAATAGACCACCCTCTTCAAACTCAGGAATCGGGGTCGCGATGATTTTAGCCACGCCTGCGGCAGCGGTCACGCCAGCGGCCACCATAAGCGGCACATTGGGCGAGGCTTTGATAACGGCTAGGGTGCCCTGAATGATGGCTTGGGCAATGTTGAGCTGCTTTTCTTTCTCGGCCGCGTCCTTCTTGACGGCTCGGGTCTTCGCATCATAATCGGTTTCGATGGCTGATTTCTGCGCCTCGTACTGCTCCTTGCTGATAGTGCCCGCCTTGTACTCGGAATCGAGTTTTTTGAGGCGCGTGGCCTTATCCTTATCGAGTTTCGCCAACTCCTTATCAGTGGCAATCTTCTGAAAGTCAGCCAGGACTTGAACGGCCGTGCTAGCCATTTCCAGCCCGTATGCTACCCCGGCCTTGTCGCGCTCCTTTGCCCGGTCGGCGTACTCATTTTCCAGCGCTTCCTTCTCGGCTAGGTACTGCCGCGAAAGGGCTAGCTTCTGCTCCAGGCTGAGCCCCAGCTGAAAATACTCTTCCGAGTACTGGCGAAATAGCTGCTCTTGCCGCACCGTCTGCTCATCGGCATCGGCCTGGGCCCGCTCTACACTCCAGTCGGCCGACTGCTGCCGGCGCCGCGAAATGCGTTGCAGGGCAATGCTGTCGTCAATCTGGGCGATGCGCTCGACAATTTCCTGCTGCTGGGCCACGCGGTCGCGCTCCAACTCTACCAGGTCTTGCTGCAACTTGGCCTGGATGAGCCGGCGCTTCTCGGCCGCGTTGCGGTCGGTATCGAGCACCTTCAGCAGCTCGCCGGCGGCCGCGGTGCGCAGGTCGGCGGCGCGGCGTTCGAACTCATTTACAATGAGCGCATTCTGCTGCTTTGAATGTCAAGCTCCTCCTCGGCTTGCTTCTGGGCGGCGGCGCGGCGCACCTCGGCCACGTCGGCCGAGAGCTTCTGCTCGATGAGCTTGCGCTGCTCGGTAATCTGCTCGGCCGTGCCCTTGGCCATGGCCTTCTCCTTTTCGGCGGCGGCCGTGAGCTGCTGCACCCGCTTCTCAGTTTCGTCGGTGAGCAGCGCGGCCCGCAGGTCGGCCAAGCGCTTTTCGACCTCGGCCTGCTCCTTAGCCCGCTTCTCGGCCGCGTCACGGGTTTTCTTATCGTAGTCGTCCTGCAGGGCCCGCAAGTCGCGCAGGGCCTCGGCCCGAATCACTTTCTTGTCGCCCTCGGTCTTTTTCTCGCCCAGCAGGTCGATGTCGCGCTTGGTAACTACGAGCAGCTTTTTGAGGCGCAGCTCCTCGGCCGAGCCCGACTCGACCAGGGCCAGCGCGGCGCGAATGTTGGCCTCGCGGGCCTTGAGGCTTTCGAGGTCGTTTTTGGCGTCATCCGCTTTGCGCTCAGCGGTGGCTTGCTGAGCCGCCTGCCGGCGCCGGGCCTCGGCCTCGAGCTGCAAGCTGGTGCGGTGCTCCAGCTCCCGCAGCGCGGCGAGGTTGCGCTCTCTTTGGGCCACTTTCTCGGCGGCGGCCCGGGCCGCATCCTGGCCCGTGAGCGTGTCGAGCATCGACTGCCCGTTGGCTTTCAGGTTCTGGGTCAGCCTGTCGAATGCCCCGTTATCGACTTTGAAGTCGGCGCCGAAGAAATTGGCTACCCGCTTGCCGACGTCAATAAAAAACAGCAGTTGGTCTACGGCCAGCTGCACCTGGGTAATGAGCAGCTTGAGCGGCAGCACCACCGCGATGCCCACCAGCGCCCCGAACGTTTCGAGAATGCCCTTGCCCCCACTGATGCCGCTGAAGAACTTGCCGATGGCGGCAACCAGCGGGCCGGCCTGCGCCGCCAGGCTGCCAAACAGTGCCCCTAGGGGCCGCAGCATGGTCGAGAGGCTGTCTACTGAGGCCCGGAACGTCTCGCTGCGGTCGTAGAGCTGCTTGAGGCCGAAAACGAAGGCGGCCACGAGCGTGAGCACGAAGCCAATTGGGTTGGCTGCCATCGCCGCATTCAGCCCTTCCTGGGCGGCCGTGAGAGCACCATTGGCCGTGACCAGGCTGTACTTACCCTCTACTTCGGTGAGCACCCCCAGGGCCACCAGCTTTTGCAGGGCCAGGCCCTTAATCGTGTTCAGCTGCGCCGCAATCTGCTCGGCATTGTAGGCCGCGAGGGCCAGGGCCAGCAGCCCGAAGGCTACGCGGTTCTCGCTCACGAAGCCCGGCACGGCCCGCAGCACGTCGAGCACGAGCATGGTGTACTGCAAAAACTTCAGGTACACCGGCAGCAGCTGCTCGCCTAGCTCGCGCCGGTACTGGGCAAAGCTTTTCTCCGACTTCTCGACCTCGGCCGCCGCGTTCGTGTTTTTCTTGGCAAACTCGTCAAGCAGGCTGGTGCCCTTCTCGTACTCCTGCGAGGCCAGGGCCTGCTTTTGGCGCACGAAGTCGGTTTGGTTAGCCAGCAGGCTCACCACTTTCACGGCTTCCTGCGAGCTGATTTTCAGATTCGTGAGCGTGCTCACCACCTGCGTATTACTAGCCCCTTTCAGGCTATCCGCCAGGCGCAGAATCACGGCGTTGGGGTCCGAATTGAGCAGCCCCTTAAATTCCTGCTCCGTCAAATTCAGCTGCTTCGCAAAGGCCGCCGTTTCCTTACCGGCCGTGAGCAGCACGTTGGTAATGCCGCCCGCCGAAATCTCGGCCGACAGACCCAGCTCCTGCAAGGCGGCCCCGAGGCCCAGCGTCTGGGTTATCTCGGGAGCCAGGTCGCCCAGCTGCCCGATGCGGGCCGTGAAGTCGGCAATGACCGGGCCGCTAGCCTGCCCCTCGGCGCCTAGGGCGTTGACTGCCGAGCCGATTTTGGTGATGGCGTCGGCCGGGCTCACGTTGGCCGTTTCCTTAAATAGCTTCTGCAAGCCGCCTAGGCTCTTAGTCACGTCCTCGACCCCGCCCGTAAACTCGTCGCCCAGGGCAACTACCGCTTGGTCCACCGACTTGGTAAAGGCTACGGCCTCATCTTTGGCAATGCCCAGCTGGCCGGCCGCGATGGCGATGCCCTCCAGGTTTTCTTCCGAGGTGCGCGTATCGATGTTTTCGAGCTGCTCGCGCAGGGCCTTGGCCTCGGCTGTGGTCACGTTCAGCGACTTCTCCATGTCGGAAATCGAGTCGCTGCCCTTCACGGCCGCGTTGATGCTCTCGGTACCCAACTGCTTGAGGCTGCCAACGACCGCCTCGATACCCAACTGGATACCAGCAAAGCCGACCGCCTTTTTAACAAAGTCGCTGAAACTGAAGCCCGCGTTATTCATGGAGGCCCGCACCTCGTCCAAACCGGCCCGCACCTCAGTCAGTCGGTTTTCGACTTTTATTAGCTCCTGGCTCTTGGCAATGTAGGCCTCCGTACCGGGCACCAGGCCAGCTAGCTCCCGCTTGAGCTGACTCATGAGCTTGCCCAGCTGGTTGGTGCTGAGGCCGGCCAGGCCGAGCGTATTGCGCAGCTCGTCCATGCGCGTGTTCACCTCGCGCAGCTCCTTGTTGGCGGCAATGTATTCGTCGGTGCCGCGCTTCATCTCCTTGAAACCCTGCTGCAATACCAGGGCCTTGCGGGTGAGATTATCTAGCTCCGTGCGCGACTGCGCCCCATCTATCTCCAGCTTAATCTGGACGTTATCCTGTCTTACTTGTGCCATTAGTCAATGCGAAGCGTAGCCGCCAGGTGCGTGCCGGTGGCCGCCACGTAGCGCGTAGTGACCGCGTCGATGAAGCGGTTGATGGATTGATAAAAAGTCTTGGCAAACCAGGCTTTGGGCTGCACCTCGTCCTTGTCGCGGAGCTTAGCGCGGGCCAGGCCCCAGGCAATGCGGTTGATGGCCCGCGCGCTGACGGGCAGCACCTTGGAGCGGGCCGTGTAGCCGGGCACGTAGTCGAACTTGCTCAGGCCCACCTTGCGCACGTATCCCTCCAGCGCCTCGATGGGCGGGGCCTTGGTGCGGGTGATGCCCTTCATGTCCTTGATGCGGCCGTACTGGTGGAACAGCACGCCCATGCTGGCCACCTGCTCCGCGCTGGCCTTTAGCACCTGGGCTTGCAGCGAGTCGAGTAGGTCGGCCGTCAGCACCAGCCCCTTGGCCTGGATGGCGGCGGCCAGCAGCTGCACCGCCCGCTCGGCGTAGTCGCCCAGCTCCTCGTCGATAATGCGCCGAAACTCGGCTTGGTAGTCTGCCATGCTCCCAAATTGGCAGAATCGGCACCCTAGGGATAGGACGGAAAAGACACTACTAGTTGACTAAAAAAGCCCCCGCTCACTACAGAATGGGGGCCTAGTTTTGGGCAGCCTCAGGGCTAAGTTTGTTTTCATAGCTCAGAAAGCCCCACCTGCCTCAGGTGGGGCTTTTTCGGCATTAGGTGATAACAGCGGCCAACATTGGCGCTCTAGGGGGAGGACGAAAAGTGACAAGTTGATGCAACGTTGGCAGCTGGGCTTGACTCTATCCGGCGTTCCTCTTCTTTTCCTGTGACCTTATGTTTTCCCGTACTCTATTTACCGCTGGCCTGCTGGCGGGCATTCTACCCCTGGCCAGCCACGCGCAAACCGCCCCGCGTTTTTATGTAGGTGCGGGGGCTAGCCTATTCACCAACGTACCGCTCGTTTCGGGAGGGGCTGCTCCCCGGCTATACGGTCCGGCGCTCACGGCTGGTCTGCAACTGACCCCCCATCTGGCCTTACAAACAGGGGTAGCTTATTTCTGGCAGAATGACAACCGCTCGCAGGGCTATTTTGACCCTAATCTGCCAAGTCCCGTGGTTGACGAAATTGATTACCACGCTAAGTACTTTACCATTCCTGTGCTGCTGCGCTACACGTTTACCCCTTCTGCCGAGCGCTTTCACGTGGATGCCCTAGCTGGTCTGACACTGGTACATAACAGTTACCGCAACAGGTTTACCAGAACTTCTCCCTCCCCCTCCGACTCCTATTCCCAGGTCTACAATGGTTCTGCTACTAGAGCTAGCGTAACGCTAGGGCCTGCCGCACGCTACACGCTGGCCCCTAACGTGGAGCTAACGGCCAATGCGCTGGTAAGCGCAACACTAGGCGACGCGTATTCCTACCGCTTCTCCGACCGACTCTTTCTTAACGTACTGGTAGGCGTGCAATACTCATTTGGCCAGCGTTAGACCGGACTCGCTCGCCAGGGCAGCCACTTAAGCGGCACGAGGTGCCCCGACAGCAACTCCCAGCCAGCCGCTCCTAGCACCAGCAAAAGCAGGTACACCCACCAGGGCGTACCTGCTTTCGTGCTTGTGGCCACCGCACCCGGGCCGACCGCAACTGTCCCGCCGCGGGTGCCGGCCTTGCGCGCATCGGTAGCGGTACTGCCCCCCATGGCCACCGGCGCGGCCGGGCGGTTGACAGCCACCGCGCCGGGCGCCGTGGCCACGCTGCTGTTTTTGACCTTGGCCGGCAGCACGCCGGCGCGGGCCAGGTTCTGCACCTGGGCTTTCTGCCACTGCCGGCGCTGCCGGGGCGTGCTGCCGACCGGCGGCGGCACCAGGTACGCCGGCAAGCGGGCGTAGTCGCGCGGTAGCCAGCCGGCCAGGGCCAGCGAGTCGAGGCGCTGCACTTCGCGCAGGTAAGGCAGAATGGGCAGGCTGTCGGGCATCGCCTCCAACTGCGGGCCTAGGACCACAGGGGGGCGGCTGGTGGTGCAGCTGGCCAGACTCAGCACGAAGGCCAAGCCTAGGATGCCGAGCAGGCTAGAGAGGCAAAAACCGCCCACAAAGCACACAATATCACGTTCTTTCAGCGCTTTCATCTTACGAGAGGTAAAGGGCGGCCTCGCGGGCGCGGCGCACGGTGAGACCATTGGACACTTCTTTCTTTTGAGTTTTGGGGTTGGTAAACTTGTTCCAGAGCCCAAATGCCTGGCAAATGGCCTCCGTGCCGGTGCTGCCGGCGTTGGCCAGGCGCAGCACACTCGATTGGTCAAAGCCCCCGGTGCCGATGTTGAAGCACAGCGACACCAGCGCGTCGAACTGGTTCTGGGTCACGGGCCGCGTGAGGCGCTTGGCCACATGGGCGCCGTACTTTTTACTCACGTCCTGCAGCAGCAAGGTGCTCGCCTGGGCCTCGGTGAGCGTGGCCGTGAGCAGGTGCGCCTCAGTAGGCAGAATTACGTGACCATAGCCAATCGTGGGCTTGCCGGCCGGGCAGAGGTACTTGCGCGGCTTAAACGCCTCCTCTTTCTTAATGAGCTTGAGCCCGTTCTCAGAAATTTGCATAGTTATTCTCTCTCGGCTGCGCGCCGGCGACGGGCCTGTTTGGCCAGGTTGAAAAGCACGGTGTGTAGCTGGGTCTGGGCGGCCTGCTCATAGGTGCCGTACACGCCCCGCTCGGCCACGTCGGCCAGCAGCTCCAGCATCTCGGTGCCATCACCCTGCCGCGGGGGCGCGGGCTTGCCGGGGCCGGCCGGAGCGGCGGGCTCGACCTTTTTGAACAGGTCTTTGTAGGCCGCGTGGATGAAGCGCTGCGCGGCCAGAAAGTGGTGCAGCACCACGATTTTGACCCCTAGGGGCGCGTCGGCTAGCTCCTGGGCCCGGGCTTCGGCCAGCTTGCCGTTATATTTTTCGCGGCGCTGGCCGTTCCACTCCGGGTCTTCCTGCAGCGCGGCGATGTCGGCGTGCAGTGGGCGGCAGAGCGTGGCCACGAGCTGGTCGAGCGCGGCCACCTGCGGCTTGGTCGAATGGGCGAACTGGTGAAAGTGAACCAGGCCCATCGCGTACTCGACGACAACGGCATCCTTGAGCAGCGGCTCGGGCAGACAGTAGGTGCGGCCCCGGTGCGTGAACTCGGTGACGCCCTGCGTGTCGAGTTCGGTGCGCCAGGCCCAGGCCACCAGGTCGAGCAAGTCCCAGAGTTGCTCGGCCGTGAGCCGGCGCACGTCCTTATCGCGCAGCTTGGGGCACCAGGCCCTGAGCACCGCGTGGCGCCCGGCTACGGTATCTTGCCCTAGGTGCGGGGCCGCGGCGAAGAACTGAGCGGGCGTCAGCTCGGCCCAGCTGTCCGGCACCTGGTAGGGGCGGCTGTCCAGTCGAAAGGTGCGCATCAGGAAGCGGCGGGTTCAGGTTCGGGGGTGGGCTCCGGCTCAGGGGTCGGCTCCGGCGGCTCGGCCTCGGCTTTGGCCGTAATGCGCTTGCTAAGCAGCTCAGCCACATCACTATCCACGAGGTCTAGCTTGCCCAGCGAAATGATTAAGCGGCGCATGTGCACCAGCACGAAGGGCGCCAGCACCAGCTGCGTGAGGAAAAAAAGCCCCTTTTCGTGCTCGCCAAAGCCGTGGGCCAGCGCTAGAATGACGGTGTAGCCCCCTAGGCGCAGGGCCAGGTTGCGGGGCCGCAGGCGCTTGCCGGCCACCACGTTGTTGGTGAGCACGTCGAGCACCACCAGCACCAGCAGCAGGTAGTAGGTGTAGGCCGGCGACCACACGTGCTTTTCGATGAAGCCACTCACGCCCGCCAGGCCGATAGCGGCCAGCTGCACCGTTTCGATAGTCAGAAAAAAGCGTAGCATTAGACCCAAAAGGAAGGTTTGCCCTGGTTGTCGTAGAGTTCGACCGAGACGGGCGCGGCCGTGGGGCGCTGCTCATCGAGGTAAGCCGCGAGCTTAGCCTGCCACTTCTCGGCGGCGGCCGTGGCCTGCTGCGAGAGGGCCGAGATGGTTTTCTCGTCCACGGCCAGGCGTTGGCGCACGGCCTCGTTATCGGAGAGCAGGCGCAGGCTCGTGCCGGTGAGCGCCACGCTCAGGCTCAGGATGCCCTGGGCCAGCGCCCGGTGGGCGAGCAGCGGGCGCACCAGCCCTAGGAGCTTGCGCGTCTCGGCCGAGGGCGCCGCGCCGCTGGCCAGCCCCTCGCGCAGCTGCTCCAATAGCTCCTCCCCTAGCAAGTCGCCAATCTCGAACTCCTCGACCTGCCGCAGGGTGGGCAGCAGGGCCAGAAAGAAGCGCCGGCTGCCGGCCGTGGCCAGGTACATGCCCAGCTGCGCGGCGTTGGCGATGAGCAGGGACTTACGGGAGCGGTATTCGGGCGAATCCAGCTCGTCGGCGTAGTCGGCCGCGTGGTCATCGAGCCAGGCCAGGGCCAGGTCGAGCAGCTTATCGGCCGTGGCCGAGGCAGCCTCTACGAAGTTGTTGTACACCCACTGCCGGGCCGGGGCCGAGTTGGCGCTTTGCTGCTCGTTTACCCCTAGGTCGTTCAGGGCCACGGCCAGCAGGGGCGCGGCTTCGAGCACCACGTAGTAGGCCAGGGCCGGGCGCAGCTGCTCGCGCAGGGCTATCAGGTGCGCCGGCGCATCTAGCTCCGGCAAGTTACCCAGCTGCTCGACCAGGCCCGCGCCGAGCATCGGCCCGAGGTGCAAGGCCTCGGCCGTGGCCACGAAGCTGAGCAGGCCCTCCGCGCGGTTTTTGTGCACCGACGAGAGGCACTTCTTTAATTCTTCTACCGTATTGAATAGCATCAGCTTAGGCGCTTTGATTGGTCGTTTTCTCCTGCCCTTTGGGGTTTTCGGCGATGGTGGTGATGTCCACATCCACGAAGCCGAAGCGGTTCTTGGGGTTGAAGCCCATGATTTTGTGGGCCGCCTGGAAGGTTTTGAGCAGGATTTTGCGCTTCTGGGGCGTGCGCATGGCGATGTGCAGCTGGTAGCTGATGCGCTTCTCGCTGCCCGAGCCCCCGAGCTTGCTGCCGGTGTCGATGCCGGCCAGGCTCGGGTCGATGCCGTGGCCGCTGGTGTGGGCAATGTTGGCCTGCTGGTTGACCGCCGTGTAGGCGTCGTCGCTCATCTTGTTCTCGATGGGCACGATTTCCCAGCCCGGCAGCGGCTTGCCGGTGGCGTCCACCGCGAACTTGCTCACGAAGACCTTATCCGTGTTTTCGACGCCGGCCAGCATCTCATTCATGTTGGCCATCAGGTCCATCTCGGCCTTTTTCTTCTTTTCCGGCTCGCCAAACTGGTCGAAGTAGCCCATCGGTATCTTGATGTGGTACTTGACGTTATAGCCGTTATCCAGGCCCGAATCGTGGAAAATCGGAATCTTGTTGCTCACCGACGTCCACCGGCGCGTGCCCCAGAACGGGGGGATGTCGTAGTACTTCTGGCCCGGCGTCCAGTCGCGGCCGTGCAGCACGAACTCGCCGTACTTGCTCGGGTTGCTTGGGTCGTAGGCAGGCAGGATTTTGGCCTCGTCAGCCCGAAAATTGCGGAAATCGTGGTGGAAGGCGTAGCGGTCGGGCCTAGGTTTACTCGTGACCAGGGCGCGGCTGATGGTGCAGTCGAAGCTCTGGATGGCCTCCACGTAGGTTTTGCTGGCCAGCGAGAACACGCTGAAGTAGTTAGCGAACGTTTCGAGGTTGAAGGCCAGGCCTTGCAGGGTGGTGTCGCCGTCTATCGACTCGTACCAATCCTCCATCTCGGTATCAATCACCGGCGCCATGCGCTCTTTGCCATCCACGATGCTGCGCTCGAATACCCCCAGACGCGAGCCTAGCACCAAATCGCGGCCCGTCATGATGAGCTGCGGCTTGAGGTGGTTGTTGTGCACCAGCTCCAGTATTTTCTGCGGTTGCAGGTTGTCCGGCCCCCAGGGCGCGAGCTTGATGCCGCCCTGGCTGAGCGGGGCGGCGCCAAAATTCACGTCCTGGGCCTTGTCGCTGCTAGTCAGCTCGACCAAGGCCCGGGCGCCGGGCAGGATGTAGAGCCCGCCCTCTAATTCTTTGATATCGCGTGCTTTCATCGCTTACCCGTGCTTAATGTCTCGGCCGTTGTAGCCGCAGAGCAGAATGATTTTGAGCGCGAAGGGCTGGCCGTGCTCGTCCACGAGTTGCAGGGTGCCCTTTTCCTTCACTTTGTAGCGGAAGGCGCTGCCGCCCTCGGGGCCGGCCGTGCTGCCGCCGCCCACGCCGACCAGGCCGCCTTTGCGCACGGCGGGCTTGCTACCCTTTGTGCCGTTGGTTTTGTAGTAGTCGATGGAGAACGCCCTAGGGTGGCCGTTCCCGTCAGGCAGCTCTATCTCTGCCAGTACTGTGCGAATATGAATTTGAGGCCGTTGCATGGACTCAAATTGCCGCTTTTGCCTGTCGGCGCGTAGGACGGAAATAAATTATTGCGTGTTTCTCAGTCAACTAGCCGAAAATCAGCCAGAACGCGCCGCAAAAGCCACGAATTTTATTGCGTGACCCACGCCAGAGTGCGCGCCCTTTAGCAGTTGGTAATTGCTAAAACGGCAATTTTTGAGGAATATATGAATGGCCCTTAGGGGTAGGGTACGCACAAAAAAGTGCCCTAGCGATAGCACTAGGGCACTTTTTTAAGGTTTTGCAGGTGGCAATTGCCAGTGAAGTAAACTACGTAATTAGACTATTAGCTTTGAGGCTATGAGAGCCAAGAGTTTACTACTGCTAATTCTTCTACTAGTAGGTTGTGAAAGAGAAGATAAAAGATTACTGGCTAAGCTTGAGCAAAAGTTGCAACCTGTTCGTACTATGACTAGAGGTTATCACATCTTGACTTTTGATAGTTTGACAGATTTCAACTGGGATAGAATGTATCCTGTCATAGGTACTTCTTACGGCGGGAATACGGATAATTTAATAAGCCATATTATTGGGTTTAAATGGTCGGGGCCAGATATTCCAATCGGTTCTAAGAGACTGCTGTTTGTGCATCAGCACAAAGTAGTTGCTTATATTGATTGCAGCCAATCGAACACAGTAGATGGTAGGGTAGCATTACCCATTGAGCTATTTAGATGCAGCGATGAGCAAGTGGGATATAGCCGCCGGCAGGCAAGGTTTGCAGTTTTTCGCAATTGTGCAGGTGGCCTGCCAGGCTTCTTCTATATGGTTCCGCTTGACTGCTTAGAAGATTTTCGGGTTTCTATTAAGCAAGGATGCACAGACTCGACTCTCAAAATACTTGCTGCACCCCGTCCGTATTGATTCTACAGGCTGCATCTATAGCGTGAGACCCTAGTAGCTGCTAGCTGCGACCAAGGAAGTACACTGGCTCATGCACCTGCACCTGGCCAAAGAGGTGGCCGTACTTACGGTACACGATGTTGTCGAAGCAGTCGCTAAGGTGAGTCGCGCGCTCTTGGTCGATACTGCTGCTCTCGCTCTTCTTATTCTTAGTCCAGTCGGGGTTGATGGGCGACTGCTCGATACTGATGATAAGAAACTTACACTTATTGCGGTTGAAGCGCATGACGGGTAGCCTAGGGTTGGTCTCGGCTAGCAGCTGGTTGATAGCAATGTGCTTGAGGCGATGGTCGGGGTCGAGGCCTTGCACCATGAGCACCGAGGTCCACCCCCGTGCGGCTAGGCCCTGCTGGATGGTTTGGTAGAAGGTAAGGTTAGCCCCTACCTGCTTGTTGTTGCCGTTACGGTCACCATAGATAACCACGTGCTTACGCTCGTGGCTCTCATAGGCATCGCAGAACTTAGTGACCAATGAGTCAAGCACGGTAGTCTCGCTCTGCTTGACCCACAACGCATCGAGGCAGCGAAACTCCTGACCGTTCTCCTGGCACACGATAACCGAGGTGAAGCCAGCGTTGAAGTCAAACGATAGCTCCAGTTCACGCGCTGGGTCGCGGTCACTGTCGATGGCCAGGGTGAGCCCGGTCTTATCGTCGTGGGTGTAGGTAAAGGTTTTCCATACGCCGTGCTTCTCCGAGTTAAAGCTGGGATAGAAGGAGTTGGGCAGCTTGGTCAGGCGCTTATTCATTACCTCCACGTTCCATTCCAAGGGCGTCATGCCGTTGCGTAGGTCGCGCAAGTATTTCTCGCCCAGCACAGCCACGTTATCGTAGGCAGTAGACTCCAGAAAGAAGTAATCGCTGGGCTCCTCTTTGGCCAGGTCCTCAGTCTTGAATACCCACTGACCTGAAGGCAGCCAGGGCACTGAGGTGTAATCGCAAAAGGTTTGGTGGTGCGGGTTGTCAGGAAAGCGGTAGATATTGCCCCGAATCATGGGGCGCAGAATCTTGTTCACGTGCTCTTCCTTCATGAGCGCCGACTCATCGATGTGCCCGAAGTCGTAGTTGCCACCACGGGCCAGCTCGGCCCGGTCCATGCTCAGCATCTGGATGGTGTAGCCATTCAGGAAGCTGATAACGTTCTCGTAGTTGCTGGGTGGCTGGTAAGGCTTAATCCACTCAGCTGGTGGACGCTTGCCCTTGACGTAATGCCCGAAACCCGACTTCTGGTCATACTCCCGCAAGCCGTGGGCCTGCCAGGCAGCCTCCATCGCCGGCACCGTGTTGCTGGTAAGCTGGGTGTATGTGAGGCCCGCTAAGAAGCCCTTGGCCCTCGGCAGGTAGTTCATTTCCACCCGGGTTTCGTGGCCGGCCACGGTCGTCTTACCTGAGCCCCGGCCGCCAACGAAACTGCGGCGCTTTTGCTTGGCAGCTAAGAACTGCCGCTGCTTTTCGTTAACGTAAATCTTTCTCGCCGGCGTTTTGCTCGTCTTACTCATCGCTGGGCTCGGTTACGTCTTCGTAGTCAGCATTTTCGGTTTCTTGCCCCTTCAGTACTGCCGGGTCGGTGCTGAAGTCCATCGGCACCGGAATAAGGAAGGCTTTGGGGTCGAGCAGCGTCTTTTCAGCCTCAAAGAGGCCTTGTAGCTTATCGCTAAGCTCCTGAGCCCGAATAGCGTTGCCGATATCACCGTTCTTGCGGGCCAGGTTGGCCAGAAGCTTGTAATTCTCCACGGCAATCACACGCTGGCCCTTTTTATCGACCTCTTCGATGCTGCCGTACAATTTGGTACTCTCGCGCACGATGGCGTAGAGCTGCGGCTGGCTCAGGTCGTATTCCTTCTCCAGCGTGGCAATAACCTGGTTTTTGCTGAAGCCTAGGCAAAGCAGGCCGTGGGCCTTGCGATACTTGGCCAGCATCTCTACTGCATCTGGCTCCAGAGGCTCGCCATCGACCAGGTACAGGCGGTACTTATCAAGTTTATCTGGTTTACCGAGTTGTTTCATAAAAAAAGCGGGGTTACATCGGTAAGATGTAACCCCGCCCAGGGCCTCAGTAGGACGATAATACGCTCAACTGCGCGTAGCTTTGTAGTCCTTTCGATTGTGAGATTTCGAAGGGGTGACTAGAAGCCCGACTGGCAATTGCCGGCCGGGCTTCGTTGCTAGAAAACTAGACGAGTCAGCTTGTAAGTGGCAAGTAAGTTAGAGCTTACTCCACATGACGTTGCTTTTAAGCTGCCGGCGACGCGCGCGCTCCTGCTTGCGCTGCTGGCGGTGGTAGTATTTGACCCAGGGCCGGGGGGCCTGCCCGCTGTGCCGGGCCGGGGAGCAGCTGCCGAGCCCTAGGCCCAGCAGCCACACGACGAGTAGCAGCTTGCTCATGCCTTCAACTGCATGTCAACCTGTTGCAACTCCACTTCCAGCTTAGCAGCCTTCTGGCTGTACTCGCTACGCTTTGCCTCCGTCTTGGCCGTTTCAGCCGATTTCTTGGCTTTGCTGAGGTTTGAGCGCAGGTTACCGCGTTGCTTCACCAGCTCCGCCCGGTCAATACTTGGTGTGGGTGCAGCTGCGGGCTCGGCACTAGGTGCCGACGCCTCCAGGACGCCGGGCTCAGGGGCGGCGGGCTCGCCGGCTACCAGGTTACGGCGCTTTTGGGCCAGCGCATTATACTGCTGCTCCAGCGACAGGATTTCGCCTACTACCCGAGGGCCCTCGGCCGGGTCGAGGGTAGCCAGGCTGTTGCTCAGCTGGCAGCGTTGTTGGTAAACCGGTTGCATGAGCTGCGTCAGCTCGTCCAGCTCCGGGCGCAACTGCTCGGGCACGTGCTGCTCTGGGAAGGCCTGGCCCGACTCGGGGCGGTGGGCTTCGACCAGCACACTGGCCACGTGCTGCACCGCGCCCTGCACGGCCTGGGCAAAGTGGTTGAGCACTTCGCTCACGTCCTGCATGCGGCCGCCACAACCAACCTTTACCAGCTCGTACACCAGCTTCTTGCGGTTGGCGTCGGACTCCTTCTTGAGCAGCCCGTTAACCAGGCTACGGTTCTTGCAGTGCTGTTGCAGCAGCAGTACGCCGGCCTGGTAGTCGGCCGCCTCGCCGGCTTCGAGCCACGCAAATACCTCCTCTAATTCATGTTGCATTATCGAAAAGCTTTGATTTCAGGATTCTTGAAATCAAAGGTGTCGAAATGGGCAACCCGCTAGTAGGACGGTTTTAGAGCAGTTCGCGGAAGGTTTGTACTACCTCCAGGTGGTCGCTCGTGGCCAGCCAGGCGTAGGGGTCCAACTCCTTATTGATACAGCCCAGCGCGTCCTCCCCTTCGCGCAACCACTCATCGAGCAGGTAGGTCATGGTCAGAGCCAGCACCTGCGCGCCCCGAGGTTCCTGCAATAACTTATCGAGCAGTTTAAGTAGCTTATCAACTTGTTTGGGCGGCAACTCTGCCTCTAGCGCGTCAGCTAATTCAGAATCAACGTCAGCCCCTTGAGATAGGTAGTGAGCCAGCGGTTGAAGCCGTGAAAGTTGGAAACGAGTATCGATAGGCATACGAAGTGGGTATAATGGTAAGATGAGAAGGTTATCGAAAAAGCCCCGCCTGGTGAGAGGCGGGGCTTTTCGGGTTACTACGGCGAGCCGTTTACTATTTCTTGCTCTTGGCAGGCGCTTCGGCTTCGGCGGCGGGCTCGGCCAGCGCCGAGACGACCGGCGTGGTGGCGGGCTCAGCCAGGCGCTCGAGCACGTGGGTTTTGCCAATTAGCTTCTCGGCCAGGGTGTCGTCGATGCGCTCGAGGGGAATCGTGCGGCCGTTGAAGTTGACGCCGGTCATGCCTTCGTGGTTTACCAGCTTAAACTTAGTCAGTTTTGGGTTCATGGTGCTACTTGATAAAGCGTTAGAAATGGCGACCTAGGGCTACTTACACCGGCAGGGCAGCCGTGTAGTAGTAGGGCACGTGCTTGAAGCCCTCGCCGCTGAATTTGAAGTCCGTACCGTTCTTGTCGGTACCGGTCTTGCCCGACTTATAGTCGTGCTCGAACTTCACGCCCCGGAACTCGTCACCTACCAGGCGCATGTTACCGTTGCTGTCGCGGCCGGCTACCACGAAGTCGCCGTTGAGTGCCGACTGAATCACGGCATCAATCGCGGCGCTGCCACGAGGCACGTACACGTTCAGAAACTGGTTAACGCTCTGGTTACCCGCGTCGCCGGTGCTAGCGTGGTTGATTTCGCCCGTGTTCTGGGCAAAGGCCCAAGGCACGAATTTTTTACCCGTCTTGGGCACGATGGGCGTGCTGATAGTCACGCCATCGGCACCCGGCTCGGGAAACTCGTCGATGTCGCGCCGACGGATAACGTGAATATCCGTCAGGCCGCCCGGGTTCGGGCAGTCGTCCGCCTCAATGGCGGCAAGAGGAATTACAGTGCACATACTGCTAAAAATGAATGACTAAGACCGTAGGGAGGTTCTGTAGGCGATAGTGAGATTGCGAAGGGGGTGACTGGCCACTAGCGCCCCGGCAGCCGGGCGGCTACCGGGGCGGTGGGCTTAGTTGCCGGAAGGGGCGGGCTCGGCTTTCTCCGCGTCGATGAGGGCCTTGCCAGCTGCCAGGGCCTTGTCGTTGGTCCACACCAACTCGGCAATCGCCAAGTCGGGCGCGGCCTCGAAGTCAGCCATGATATCCACGTTGCGCTTGCTCTTCTCCACGATGAACGAGCCGGGGCCGCCGCCCAGCGGGCCAGTCATCCACACGAAGTTTTCGGCGGGCGTGCAGATAACGGCGCCCGTGCCGGCCAGGCCTGGCTCCGGCACAATACGGATGTTGGTGCCGTCGATGGTCTGGTGCTCGAAGCCACCCGTATTGTTGGTGTTGGCGCCGAAGGTGCCGCGGTAGTCGCGGTTGTAGAACTTGGCGGCCGTGGGCTCTACCAGCATTACCAGGTTGGTGTTGACCAGGTGCGCGGGCACCAGGTCGGCCACGCCCTCCAGTTGGTCGATGGCATTAGAAGCCGTGATGGGCGCGCCCGTGAAAATCTGGTTGGCCCCGATAACGCCGGCCTCCGAAAGCAGCGGCAACAGCCCGTTGAACACGCGGTTAGCCTGCTTCTTATCCGCGTTGTACACGCCCTTGAATACGGCTTCGAGGTGCATCTCCTCCTTAGCCTTCTCGGCCAGCTTGTCCATGATGTACTGCTGGAACGGCACGTCGTACACGTCGCCGCGCTTGCTCTTGTTGATGCGGCCCAGGTAGCCCTTCCACATCGCCGTGATGGTGGTGGGCGTCAGGGTGTAGTCAATCTTGCAGGCGCGCACCTTGCCGATGCGGTTCTTGAACTTCACCGTGCCCTTGGGGTCGAAGGTGTCTTTGTTGCCGGGCTGGAGCACCGACGAAACGAACATCTGCGTCAGGGCCAACTCATCGGTCACGTCGTTGTAGAGCCCCATGTAATTGAGGAACGACTGGTTGGTGATGAGAATGGTCGAGAGCAGCTGGGCGGCTTCCTTGAGGGTGTAGCTCTGAATTTTGGGGCCAAGGCCCGAAAAGTCGATTGATTTGTCTGCCATGCTAGGGGTGCCGGCTAGCTATGCCGGAAACGTTTAGCTAAAGAGTGATGAATGAATGGGTTGCGGGTAGCCTATTTTTCGCCCAGGCGCTTTTTGGTGTTGGCGATGGCGGACGCCGAAGCGCGCTCCCAGGGCTCGGTAGCTTCAGCGCCTTTGTCGAGGGTGTTGCTCTCGTCTTCCTCGCGGCCATCGACAGCGGCTTGGTTGTCTTTCCACTCTTGCAGAGTGGCGGCTTTCTGCTCGGCAGCTTTCAGGTCTTCGGCGGTCTTAGCTTTTTCATCCTGAGCCACTTTCAAAGCCGAAGCTGCCTGCTCCGCTTTGAGGTCGGCCTCTTTTTTGTCTTGCTCTAGCTGCGCAATTTTATCGTCAGCTGCTTGCAGGTGAGCTTCGGTCACCGGGTCGGTGCCCGACTTCAGTCCTAGGAAGCCTAGGATGTTGGCGAACTTGTTTGCCATGCGGAATTAAAGTTTTGGGTAAAGAGTGAAGCGGATTTGCCGCCACCCGTCTGAGCGAGTTTTGCAGCGTGATTAACAGCGTCTTGCAGCGAGCCGATGGCATCGACCAGGCCGTGCTTCTTGGCCTCCGCGCCGCGGTAGACCTTGCCCGTGAACACGTCCTCTTTGGTGGAGAGCTTGCCAGCGCGGCCCTTCTCGACCGAATTGATGAAGGTTTCGCCCACCTGGTCGAGGTCGGCCTGCACCGAAGCGCGCACCTCCGGGCTCATTTCCTCCACCGAGTTCATGCGGGCCTTGTCCACGGCGCGGGTCGAGCGCAGAATCTCGACCTTGTAGCCCTGCTTTTCCAGGAAGGCGCCCTGGTACACGTTCATGCACAGCACGCCCAGGCTACCGGCGTAGGCAGTCGAGGCCGAGTTGATGAAGATGCTGGCGGCCTGCGAGGCAATCCAGTAGGCGGCGCTGGCCCCTAGCCCATCGATGTAGGCTACCACTGGCTTGCCCGAGAGGGCCACGGCCTGGGCCAGCTCCTCGGTGCCATCGACCTGCCCACCGGGCGAATCGATGTCGAGCACGATAGCCGCGATTTCGGGGTCGCGGTTGGCGGCGTTCAGCTGGGCTACCAGGTCCTTGGTGCCGAGCGAGCAGTAGCCGCCGCGCTTCTGCACCGTGCCCTGAATCGGAATCACGGCCACTTTCGAGCCGCTGGTGTTGGCCGAGCTGGCCCCGCCGCTGCGGCCGGCCAGCACCTGGGCAATGCCCGAGGCCAGGTTCAGGCCGTGCCCCTGGGGTTTCACATCGAGGCCCGCCAGCTCACCAGCCTGAGTGACCCACATGGTGGGGTAGCCCTGCGCATCGACGTGAGCATAAGGCCGGGGCTTCGACTCGCTGGCATCGAGCGCGGGCAGGCCCGCATCCAGACGGGCCAGGATGGCGGCCTTGGCGATGGAAAAGTACTTGGCTTCGAGAGCCCAGCAAGTGCCGGCGAGTAAGTCGTGCATAGGTAAACCACCAGCTGAGGCGGTTTACAATGATTGCCTTTTTCAGTACCTAGGCGTAGGACGGTTTTAGCGCAGCAAAAAGCCCCGCCGGGTGGGCGGGGCTGGTCGGTCATTAGAGGCCGTAGTAGGCTTTCAGAAAGTCGTCTATCGGCTTACGGTACGTTGCCTCTTGGGCGCTGAATAGCCCGAGCGCCGTCATCCGCAAAGGCAGGTTCTGGTTTTGGCCAATGGCAAAGCTGGTGCGGCCGTAAAAGTGCTGCTCGGGCGTACTGTTGCTGCTGGCCGTGAAGGATTGCTCTACCCCGTTCCAAAAGGCCACGCACTCGGCCGGCTGCTGCAACTTCTTCCAGCTCATGTTGAAGCGGTTGAAAAAGCCAGGACCCCGGTAGGCCGGCAGCGCCACCTGCGGGCCGCCGAAATAGAATCCGAACTCAAAGCTCAGGTTGCCATACAACCGCCGAAACCCGATGCTCTGGGCGTAGCCGGGCGAGTAGCCGAACGTGGACGCGTTGTCGGGCACGTCGTTGATAACGCCTAGTAGGCAGAACTCGTCGTCGGGCGACAATTCCAGATTTGGAATATAGAGGATGCTGTTCTGATAGTTGAGCACCGGCTTACCGTTCAGGGCCGAGCCCAAAACGGTCGGCCCGGCACCAGGGTCGGCCACGGCATCGCCGGTGGCACCGCTAGCCGAATAGAGTTTGACCACGTGCCCGTTGCCATCGAGCTTGTAACCTAGAAAGCAGTCGGTAAAGCTCTGCATCGAGGCCGGCAATACCTGGCCCGGAAACAGGTTGAAAAAGGCCGTGCAGGCGTCCGAGTCCACGCCCTGCCCCCCGTCGGCAATGACGCGGGCCACGTGGGCCTGGGCACCACCGATGGCCCCACCCGAGTAGGGCACAAAGCCCGTGTTGTGATAGCGAAGGCTTTGCATCAGGCCGTAATAGTTAAAAGCACGTGCGTCACGTCGGTGGAAACGGCGGGCGTCGTTTGAAAGCGAATGATATAGTAGTCCCAGCTGGCCAGCCCGTTGATGTCGGCCTGCAGCGCGGCCAGCAGGTCGGCCGCGCTGCCTGTGCGCGGGGCACTGACTGCCGTAGTGCCCTCGGCCAAGACCTGGGCCGAGACGCTGCTGGCGTTGGTAGCCAGCTTGAGGGCGCTGAGCGTCACCTTACGCTCCAGTACCAGGTCGTTGAAGCGGTTGCTGGCAATGGTTACCAGGTCGCGCCGCCCATCACTGAGCGACTGCACCTTGACTAGCTCGGCACGGATAGGCGCGTCGTTGTAGAGCTGCGTGGGCGCCACGTGCAAGAATGGCACATCGGCGTTGAGTACGCTGACAAATAGCCGAATATCGCTGGTGGAGTTGGGACCGGCCGGGGCTACGCTGGTGGGGCTGGCGGCGACAGTAGTTGAGCCCGGCACGGTGTACCAGGCTTGCTTAAAAAACCCGTCTGCTCTCCAAACCGCATGGATAAGATTCAGCAGGTCACTCTGGTAGGTTACGGTTGGCTTGGCCCCTATCAGCTCCAGGGTGGTGTAATTTCTATCGAAGATGAATTGGCCGTTGGCCGTATTCACCCGGTTGTTCGTGTACTTCTGGACCACAGACAGGGCATTATCCTGAATGGCGTATTCGTTGGTGTCGAAATTGTAAAGCAGCCCGTGGCCCGCACCGGGGGCCTGACCTACCTTCAGCCGCCCATCGGGGCCTAGGCTGGCGTAGGTGCCACCTGCCTCGCTGAGCGTGGCCAGCGGGCCGGCCTTCGTGGCCAAAGTGAAGGGGCGCGGCACGGCGGCGAGCGGCACGCGGAGCACCTGGTGGGCCAAGGTGCTGCCGGCCGGCAGCGGGCTCGCCGCGGGCGCGCTGGGAAACTGCTCGTTTACAAACTGGCCCAACTGCGAGCCGATGGCGCCGCCCGTGCTGTTGCTCCAGTGCAGCCCGTCTTGGGTCATGGCACCGGCGTTGCTGGGCGTAATGCCAGAGTTGGCGTAGAGGTCGCAGACAGGTACGCCGACTGAGGCGCAGAAAGCCAGAATGGCGGCGGCTATCGACTGAATCGTAAGGCCGTGCGGATTTGCGGCGGGGCTCACGGGCTCCTGCGCGTAGGCGCCGCGCTCGGTGGGCGTGACGAAATACAGCGGCTTGGTGGGGTACTGCGTGCGCAAGGTTTCGTAGCAGTACCGCACAGCGCCGTAGATGGTGGCGGCGGTGGCCGGGTCGCCGAGCTGGCCTAGGTCATTGCCGCCGTGGCCGTACTCATTAGTGCCAAACATTACCTGTATCAGGTCGGCCTGGTCGAAGGCGCCGGCCGGCAGCAAGTTGGTGCCCGTGCGGAACACCTCGCCGCTGAAGCCGTGGGCAATGGCACGGGTGGCGCTGGTGGTGGTGAGCAGATTGGGTACGAAAAGCTGCTGGAGGGTCTGTGAATCGCCTAGTAAGCCGACCACCTGACCGGCGAACGGCTGGCCGGTCGGGTGTGCAGCCAGCAGCACGGGCCAATACGCCTGGTAGGTGGCGGGTACGGGCTTAGTCCACAAAAACATGGCGGTGCTGAAGGCGCCGGCCTGCACCGAGCCAGCCGCGTAGCGAGCCAGCGCCGGGGCTACGCCGGCGGTGTCGGCCACTTTTTGCAGGGGCTGTTTATCCTTATCGAACCACCAGGTGTAGGGCACCGCCAAATTGTGCGGGTACTCCTGGCCCGGTATCACGTCCATCAGCGCGGTGGTATTCCAGCCAGCCAGCGCCTGCGGGCTACCATCAAAATTGCTCAGGTAGGTATCATACTGCACGTCGCTGGCGTCGGGGTCGAGCAGGTTATCTCCAGGCAGGGCGGCCGTGCGTTGGTTGTTGGCCGGGCGCAGCAGCACGTACTCGGTCAGCTCGGTAGGAGCCTGGTCGCTGAGGGCAAAGTACGCGGCCTCGCTTACAATGCCCAGCAGTGCAGCACTAGGTCCACTACCGACACCGCTTTTGCGCGTAAACGTCTCGTTAGTAACGTCGATAGATTCAATCGGAGTGAGCTGACCGTTGACTACCAGCGTTCCCTCTACGTCGAACTGGCCACCGCTTACACCGCGCACGGCTACGGTCTGCCCGGCGCCCTGGGCGTTGGGTAGCCACGTGATGAGGTAGAGGCGGCCGGCGACTACCTGCGTGCCCTCGATGCCCTGGGCCTCCAATAGCGTCAGCTGCTGGCTCAGGGCCGCGGTGCTCACCGGGCCGGGCACCACTTTCCAGTTCACGTCCGTGCTGCTGCCGCTGGGGGCGGGCAGCTTGCCGGCGCGCAACGAGTAGTAAAACGCCTCCACGCCCGTGCCCGTGGGGTAGCGCACGGTGTAGTCTTTGGCGTAGTCGGTACCGACCTTGTAGAGCGGCACGTTGGGCACGGCCCCACCATCGGAGGCTTTGACTACCACTGAGTCTACAATTTCGTGCAGCCCATCGCGCAGCAGCTCGGGCGTGATGCGCTCGGTGGTATTGTCAGGATAGCGCTGCTCGATGGCCGCGTGCAGGTCGGGGCGGGCGAGTTCTGTCATCTTAGTGGAAGCCGAAGCTGAAGCCGGGTGAGAAGGCCCGGCGCGTGGGCGCAGCCACCTGGGGCTGCATTAAGTAAAAGGGAGCGGGCTGGGGCGTCTGGCCGCTGAAGCTGAGCGGGTAGCCGTTGCGGTCGGTGGCGCGCCGGCCCGTTTCGAGGCCCGCCGCGAAGCGCAGCGGGTGCGCGGGCGTGCCCACGAGCTTGGTCAGGCCGTTGCCATCGGCGTAGGCGGCCACGAAGTGACGCACCGCCCGCAGCCGGGCGATGCCTTCCATCAGGTCGGGGTCGTCCCGGAGCACGACCAGTTGCAGGTTGGGCTTGTAGAGCTCGCCCTGCGACTCACCCGCCTCGGGCTCCTCGAAGCTGGCCGCGTCGGGCGCAAACCAGATATCGCAGTAGTTCTTGTCATCAAGCAGGGTCAGGCCCACCGTCAGGCGCACGCCGGCGTAGGGGGCCAGGCGCACGTTGCGGGCCGGCCACACCCGCAGGGCGAGCAGGCCCCCGGTGTTGAAGCACTCGTTGGGGGGCAGGGGCAGCAGCGGCAGCATCCCTAGGCGATGGTAAGCTCAATGCTGGTCGCGTCGAGCAGTTTACCCATGAGCGCCTGGAAGGCCTCCTGGCTCTTGTAGATTTTGACGTTGCTCGGCAGCTTGGAGAAGCCCACCAGGATGCAGCCCCGCGTATCGGCCGCCGAATTGCCAGCGTGGATGAGCACGCCCTCGAAGCCGGGCACGCGGTGCAGGCGCGGGGTGAGCATGCGGAAAGCCGGGCTGCGCGCGATGGTTACCTTGTAGGTACCGGCCGGGATGGCCGTGGCGGCGGGCACCTTCTCGCCGGCGGGGCGCACCACGTCTTCGAGGGTGTAGCAGAAAAACTTGCCGTTATACCACAGCTCGCCAATAGTGCACCCGTTGGCGGACGGGTGGCGTCTTAACTCTAGAATTGCTTTCATGCCGCCCAAAGAGCAACATTGGTCCAGCGGGTAGTAGGCCGACAAGCGGGCGGCCCAAAACCGGCAATTGCCCGCCGACCCCTGGCAAGTGCGAAGAGG